AAAGAACCAGCAACATTATGGAAAATATATACATCTATAATAGAAACATTTAATAAAGTAAAGGGAGGAAAATAATGAGTTTATCAATGTATGATAGGATTACATTACCGGCATTTGCTAATAAACCGGAACTAGTAAAACCAAAAACTTATAAAGGATTTAGTACAGTTAATACACAATCAGAACAATACAGCTTGTATGATTTTGAATTAATTAAACAAGATATACAAAATCATTTTCATGTTAGACAAGGTGAACGATTAATGCAACCGAATTTTGGCACTATTATTTGGGATCTGTTGTTTGAACCATTAACTAATGAAATAAAAGACATAATTTTGCGAGATATTAACAATATCATTAATTATGACCCTCGAGTACAAATTGGTGATGCAATAGTAACAACTTATGAAAGTGGGATACAAATTGAATTCTCGTTAACTTTTACTCCATATAACGTTACTGAAAAAATAAAAATGCGATTTGATCAACAACAAGGCCTGTAGCATAATAAACTATACGGTTTATGTTAATTAATAAATATCATTATTAGGATAACATCATCATGAGTGCAACTGACAGACAAAATAGATTATTAGTAGCTGAAGATTGGAAAAAAATATATCAATCATTCAGAAGTGCAGATTTTCAAAGTTATGATTTTGAAAATTTACGACGTACAATGGTTGATTATATTCGCCAAAACTATCCAGAAGATTTCAATGATTACATCGAAAGTTCAGAATATCTAGCATTATTAGATGTGATTGCATTTTTAGGACAAAGTGTAGCATTTCGTGTAGATTTAAATGCACGAGAAAACTTTTTAGAATTAGCCGAACGTCGTGACAGTATTTTACGATTATCGCAGTTAGTAAGTTACAATGCAAAACGAAATATTCCAGCACACGGATTATTAAAATTCACATCAGTTAATACAACACAAGACATATATGACAGTAACGGCAACAGTTTATCAGGCCAAACTGTTACATGGAATGATTCGTCAAATCCAATTTGGTATGATCAATTTATTAAAGTAATAAATGCAGCACTACCAGGAACCCAACGATTTGGTAATCCGGTAGATTCTTCCATTATATATAATATACCTACTGAGCAGTACACATTCCAAAGTGCAACTGCCGATGTTCCGATTTATGCATTTTCTAAAACAGTTGCCGGTCGATCGATGAATTTTGAAGTTACTAGTACTACATTTGCTGGACAAGATTATATATATGAAGAAGCACCTAAACTTAAAAATAGGTTGTCGTGTGTATATCGAAATGACGGACACGGATACGGCAGTGCAGGTTCGGGCTTCTTTTTCAACTTTACACAAGGTACTATAGGACATTCACAATTTACAGTTGACCAACCTCGAAGTAACGATCTAATTAATATTGCATCAACTGGTATTAATAATACCGATGTGTGGTTATATCGATTAGATAAAAATGGAGACGAAACTGAGACATGGACGCAGGTACCAAGTCTTAAAGGTAACAACATTATCTATAATAGTGTTAATAAAAATATTAAAAATATTTTTGGTGTAACAACTCGTGCAAACGACGCAATTACTTTAAACTTTAGTGATGGTACTTTTGGTAATATGCCATACGGCACATTTAAAGTATATTATCGATTAAGCAACGGTTTGTCATATACTGTTAATTCAAAGGATATACGAAATGTATCAATTACTATTCCATACATGTCAAATATGGGACAACAAGAGTCATTAACCATTTCGTTAGCATTATCAACAACGATTACTAATGCCGAATCTAGTGAAACAAATGCTAGTATTAAAGCAAATGCACCTGCGTCATATTACACACAAAACCGAATGATTACAGGCGAAGATTATAATATTTGTCCGTTAAGTGTAAGTCAACAAGTATTAAAAGTTAAAGCAGTTAATCGTTCATCAAGTGGGATTAGCAGATATTTTGATTTAGTTGATCCAACTGGCAAATATAGTTCTACAAATTTGTTTGCAGATGACGGTGTTATATATAAAGATAATTATGAATCATACACTAAATTTTCATATATTAATAAAACAGATATCGAAGGTGTGATATACAATGTAGTAAATAACATCTTAACTAAATCTGAACTACGTAATTTTTATTATTCAAAATATACCGATTTTGCAAAATTAGGTAGTAATTTGCAAGTTGGATGGAGAGCAGTAACGTCTGACGTAGTGTCATCTACTGGATACATTTATGATTTACAGGCCACTGGTGAAGTTTACAAAGTTGGTCCACAATATACAGTTTCTGATTTAAAATATGTTACCTTAGGATCACTAATAAAATTTGTTGCGCCTACCGGTTATTATTTTAATCTTGATAATCAAAATAAACTTGAAGAAGCTATTAGTGTAAATTATGCACCTAATACATCATTATACATTTGGGCTGCAGTTGTTGCTATAGTTAATGACGGCCGAGCTAACGGTATTGGCGTATTATCATCCGGAGCAGGCCCGATTACATTAAATGTTAATATTGCCGATGGTGCAATCATAAGCCAAATTATACCTAAATGTCGAACAACATTAGATTTAAATGTAATTAACACTATGATTGATTTAATTTTTGAAAATAAATCTTTTGGATTAAGTTATAATGCAGCACAACAGGTATGGCAACTTGTATTTGAATCAAACATAGATTCGACTAGTCAATTTAGTTTAATTAATCAAGGTAGTATTACTAATACACAGAAAGATGCTAGTTGGATGTTGCTATTTACTACCGATAATGAATATTATACAATTACTAGTAGAGAAACTCGTTATATTTTTGAGAGTGACAGTCAAATTAGGTTTTATTTTGATAGCAGTGAAAAGGTATATGACAGTAGAACAAATTCAGTAGTTCGTGATAAAATCAAGGTGTTAAGTATTAACAAACAAATATCATCGTATAATTCATATACTACTGATTTTGTTTGGGATGTTGTTTCTGAATACATTGGGTTAGATGGGTATGTTGATAATAAGAAGATAGTAGTGTCGTTTGCAGATTCTGATGATAATGGCATTGCAGATGATCCTGAATTATTCACAAATCTTGTGTTATATCAACAATATATATTGCAAGAAAAATATCAAATTTCATTAGGGCAAGAAGATTATCGATATGTTGCAAATAACAGTAAAGTTTGGATAATTCCAGAACTTACAACAATTGGAGATGTAGGATTGTATTATTATATACCGGGATCAAATACCGTAACTCAAGCATCGTCTACTGGTGTATTAGAACCTACATTGGATTACAAGGTGTATGAAGGTCGCGCGAATTTAAAATTTCAATATATTCATAACGCAAATTATGAATCAAGAATAGATCCAGGTGTGAGCAATATTATTGACGTGCATGTATTAACTAAAGGTTATGATACTGCGTTTAGACAATGGATTAACGGTGCAGCTATTTCTAAACCATTACCGCCGAGTGCAGATGAATTATACAATACACTCAGTCCGTCATTAAATTTAATTAAATCTATCTCAGATGAAATAATTTATCATGCAGTTAACTATAAAATATTGTTCGGTGCAACTGCTGATCCGGAATTGCAAGCAGTATTTAAAATTACAAAAACTCCAGGACAGATAATATCTGATAACGATATTAAATCGCAAGTAATAGTTGCAATTAATACTTTCTTTAATTTAGACAACTGGGATTTTGGAGATACATTTTTCTTCACAGAGCTAGCAACATTTGTAATGAATCAACTAGCACCAAAAATTTCAAATTTTGTAATTGTACCTCGAAGACAAGGTTTAAATTTTGGTAGTTTATTCGAAGTTAAGTCATTAAGTAACCAACTTCTTATAAATGGAGCAACGGTTGATGATATTGAACTTATATCCGGAATCACTGCAACTAATATTAAAACATCAAATGTAATGTCTCTTGATAGTACAATAAATCGTCAATCTATAACTAGTTCTACATATGGGAATATCTAATGGTTAACAAAAAAATAACTTTACCTAGAAGTACAGCAACCGATACAAGCAACAGTGATAATACTGCAAATTTTTTACCTAGTTATTACCGAACAGACACTAATAAAAAATTCTTACATGCAACAATTAATCAGTTAACCCAGCCGGGTACTGTAAAAAAAGTTAACGGGTATATTGGTCGATTAAATGCTAAAGCATCCTCATCGGCTGATATTTTTATAAATGCGCCTACTCAGGTTAGGCAAAATTATCAATTAGAACCTGGGTTAGTAATAACTGATAATATAGATAATACTGTATATCTAAAAGATTATCAAGATTATATTAATCAGTTGCGTGTTAACGGCGCAAATGTATTTGATCATTCTAGATTAAATAATCAAGAATTTTACAGTTGGGATCCACATATCGATTGGGATAAATTTGTTAATTTTCAAGATTACTATTGGTTACCAAACGGTCCTAATACTATTAGTATTAGTCATGCTGCTACGACTGACCAAAGTGTATTTACAGTAACGATTGATACGGCTGGTCTTGATTCTGCATATGTGTTTACACCTAATGGATTTAATAGAAATCCAACAATTACATTATATAGAGGAAAAACTTATGAATTTAACATTCATAGTACTGACAACGTGTTTAGTTTTAAAACTATTCGAACTGAAGGTACACTAAACCGATACATAACACCTACATTAGATAACAATTCAATTACTTCGGGTAAAATTATATTTACCGTACCGTATAATGCACCGGATGTGTTATTTTATGTAAGCGAATCTAATATTGATCTTGGTGGCACAATTAGTATTTTAGATATTAACACTAGCGGATTCATTGATGTTGCTACTGAAATTATAGGCAAACAATCATTCCAAATGCCAAATGGTAAATTATTAAGTAATGGTATGTGTTTATTGTTTACTGGTGAAGTAACACCGGCATTATATGCAACCGGAAAATTTTATGTTGAAGGTGTTGGCACTGCTATTAAATTAATTCCAGAGCGTGATTTAGAAATAATTGCACCATATACTACCTCCGAAATGATTTTATTTGATGCAACCCCGTTTGATACAACACCATTTAGTGATGCTACTACATTTGCAGGAAATCCAGATTATATTGTAATTAACAGAAGCAGTACTGACAAAAATCAGTGGAGCCGATATAATAAATGGTTTCATAAAAGTGTAATTGAAACTAGTGCTGCAATTAATGGAATAACTGCAACTGTTGATCAGTCTATGCGTGCAGTTAGACCTATTATTGAGTTTGATGCTAATTTAAAATTATTTAATTTTGGAACAACTGCAATTACTGATATCTCAATTATTGATCGGTATACAACTGATGCATTTTCAACAATTGAAGGATCACTTGGTCACACCGTTGACAACATCCCATTACAACATGGACAAAGAATTATATTTACTGCTGATACTGATCAATTAGTAGCAAACAACGTGTATCGTGTTGAATTTATTGATGTGAAACATACAACTGACGGATTCGGAGTTTCTAATAGTCGACAAATTCGACTTGTATTAGAATTAAAACCATCTGAAAATCAAGTTGTATTAGTGCAACAAGGCACAATATCACAAGGTACTATGTTTTGGTATAATGGTAATACGTGGATTAGTGCGCAACAAAAAACTAAACTAAACCAACCACCATTATTTGATGTAGTTGATAGTAATGCAATAAGTTTTGGTAACGGTGCTGTATATCCAGGTACTACATTTAAAGGTACTTCTGTATTTTCGTACAAAGTTGGTACCGGAATAGCAGACAGCAAATTAGGGTTTCCTCTATCGTATAAAAATATTAATAACATTGGTGACATAAATTTTAATTTTACATTATTAACTGATATGTTTCAATATGATCAATCAAGTAACACTATTACAAAAACAACAGATGTAGGATATTTAATTAAAACTGTTAACGGACACGTGAATTATGTTAACGGCTGGCAAACAAGTTCTGTATCAAATGTGCAACCAGCGGTTCGCATTTACAGAAATTCAGAGATGACAAATAATTTTGATATAGATATTTTTGATACGTTACCTGCATTAATAGACATTAGTGTTCGCGTTTATATAAATGGCATGCGATCACCAGCTAGTAATTGGGTTATTAAAACTACGGCAACTAGCGTTACAGTTGGCCAAGTGCCGTTGACACAATATCAAATTGTGTTTAACACACCTGTGTTGTTAACTGATTGCGTAACTATAAAAGTGTATTCGCGTACTCCTATTAACACAAATGGGTTTTATGAAATTCCGATTAATTTACAACATAATCCACTAAATGGTGTACTGACTGAGTTTACACTAGGCGAAGTAATTGATCACGTTGATAGCATTATTGATAACATTTATACAGGTACATCATTTGTTGGTATATTCCCGGGTCTTAGTAATTTGAGAGATTTAGGAAATGTAACACAATTTGGTACAAAATTTGTTCAGCATAGTGGACCACTTAGTTTGCCAATGTATCATTTAACATCGGCTAACAATGTAATTAATGCGATTGAAAAATCAAGAGACGACTATTGCAAGTTTAAACGTGCATTTATGGTGTTAGCTGAAACATTAGGAGTAGATACCCATCCTATTAATCATGTAAATTTAATTTTGCGTACACTAAATGCAGATGTTCCAGCAACTGCTCCTTACTACTTTAGTGACATGGTACCATATGGAGCGTATTCGAAAATTGATGTTACTGTTCGTGACCCTGAATCTAATATTTTCTCATTATCTAAAGTGTTTAGTTTATCAGAATTGTCAACTTCGGCAGTTCTTATATATGTAAATGACCGGCAGTTATTGCACGGTAAAGATTATACGTTTAGCAATCAAGGATTTGTAATTGTTACTGCACTATTAAACGTTGCTGATGTAGTATCAGTGTATGAATATAGCACTACTGACGGATGTTTGATACCAGAAACACCTACTAAGTTAGGTATCTGGCCAAAATATGAACCAAAAATATTCTTAGATACTACATTATTAACTCCTTCAAGAATGATACAAGGACATGACGGTAGTTTAATATTAGCATATAACGACTATAGAGATGATTTGATTTTAGAATTAGAAAAGAGA